TCGCTCGATCAGCGACTCCCAGGACTGGTACGCCGCAGCAACGCCGCCCAGCCAGTAACTGGCAATGCGCGTCTCCAGCGGATCGCCGCTGATACTGCCGTCCGGATGAACGATCTGCCCCTCGCCGGCCCACACACCGGCCTGGTTCATGTCGTCCTTCCAGCGATGGTCCAAGCCCACGCCGCAGCTCGGGCAGTGCAGCAGGGAGTAATGCCTGGCCATCTGCTGGATGTCGTCCACCAGCACGCGCTCGAGCAGCTCGTCCATCGGCGGCAGAGCGAACCCGTCGTAGCCGGGAGCCGCCATGAACCGCTCCCCGCACTCCGGGCAGGGCCAGTACCAACGCCGGCGATCGCCGCGCGCATAAAGCGCCGCGATACCGGCAGCGGGCGGGCCGTGGTGAGGGTGCGTTGGCTTCCAGGCACCGTCGGTGTAATCCGTGGCGGGGCTCGACTCGGCTACGACCATGCCCGCTGACATGAAGGTCTGCGTCCGCTTGAGCGCCAGGCCGAAGCATTCGTCGATACCCAGGTCGCCGGTGTAGTTATCCACGTCCGTCATCAGCACGTCGTGGATGTCCTTGCCGGACAGCACCGAGATGGACGGCCATCCCATACGCAGCGACATCCCTGACCGGAAGAACTTCAGCAGGATATTGTCGTCATGCGCGCGTGGACTGAGCCGCTTGCGGAGCTCTGGGCTGGCCGCGATGCCACGTGCGATACGGGTCTTGCTGTAGTCCTCCGCAGCGTCCTTGGACATCTGCACGACCATGGTGTCGGCCGGGTTGCAGGTGATCAGGTAGGCCAAGCGCGCATCGATGAGAGAGATCGTCTTGCCGGACCGCGCCGGCCCGACGAACACCACCGCTTCATAGTGCCGGCTGCCCGTCATGTCCAGCGGCTGGACCATATAGGGCGACACCGAGGGATCCCACTTGCCTGCAGCGCCGCTGGCGTTGGCCACGTGCAGCGCTTTGGCGCCCTCGCTGACCTTGATGCGCCTGGGCGGCCTGATCATCTCCGCTACGCCGCCGCGCAGCTCACGCGCTGTCGCGTAGGTCATCGGTTATTGCCTCGAACATCGTCTGGCGCACGCCGTCACAGGCGTCCTGGACCTTCACCACCTGTTCCGGGGTCAGCCCCGCCTTGCGCTCGAGAACGTCCGGAAGGGTGTCGAAGAACTGCACGACCTTTTTCACCAACTCGGCGTAGTCGGCCTCGACCTCGGCGGCAGGTACAAGCTGCCCGGTCGTCGTTTCGACCTTCAGCCGTTCGTTTTCAGATTGGTAGAACGCCCGGCGCTCCATCGGGGGCAAATCGCGCGGGTCGACGACGCCGTCCGCGCCAACGACGCCTGGCACCTGCACCAAAGCGACGGCGGCGTCGGCCAAGCGGTAGACGTCGTGGCCAGCACGCTTGCCAAAGGGCGCAACGCCAGCGTCTCGCAGCCGCTTGGCAGCGGTTCGCCGGTCCATGCCGAACTCGTCCGCCAGGCGGGCGACTGACCAGCCTGGAGAGAAGTCACGAATGTCGGCCATGTCCTACTCGATGTACAGGTCGTCCTACCTAGAAAGTGCGCTTTCTCCCGGGGAAATCCGACAAAACGCGGGCCCTGTGGTGGAGCATCCTAGGGGCCGAAAAACGCTTAATTACCGGGGTCCGAATCCCCCCCGGTAGCGACAGGTGTCGTCAGGGGCCCCGCCCGTTCAGCTTTCTGTGGATACCCTGTGGGCAAAAGGTCGGCGCCATGTTCCACGAAGGCGTTCCACGCGCTGGCTGCGCTCGACGCAGATGTGGCGCGATCCGCCGCGACTACGGCTTGGCAGGCGCGGAGCTGGTCGTCTGCGTCTCGGCCGATTCGAACAACTCGGCCCGCAAACTCTTCTCGGCGCTGGGTGGCCGCATCACGTTCGAGGGTGCCGGCTGCGGTCTGGGACAGGAGGTCGGTGTGGCACGCGGCGAGGTCGTTGCGCAGGCGGAGAGTGCCATCGCGCAGGCCAGCCACAACAGCATCAGCGACGGCCGGGGCCGCAGCGCGGGCTTCTTCATGCTTTTCTCCGATGGTGGCCAGGGTATCGGCCTGCTTGTGTTCTTCGGCGCGGGCGCCCTGCTCAGCGGTCAAGTTCTGCTTGACCGCTGCGACCTCCTGCACGGCAACGGCTGCTTCAGCGCGATCACCACGCCAGGACCACCCCCCGATGAATCCAGCAGCGAAGATACCGAAAGCGATAACAACTGCGATCAGGATTCGGTTCATCCAGGGATCTCCGGCGGGATGACGGCACCGAGGCCGCGAAGGGATGCTTCCAGAGACAGCACACGCAGCCTCAACTTGTGGGCGAGCTCCTGAGCCTCCATGCGCAACTTCATCTCTTCGGCGAGCTGCTGACCCAGCTTCAGCTGGCTTGCTTCCAGACCTTCAACGCGAGCCGTGAGGCCGGCGATAAGGGCAACACTCCCCTCTGATTCGGCCTTGTCCTGCTTGCGACTCAGCACTGCGCCGATGAATTCGCGGGCAATCCAGAGCGCGGCCGCGCCACCGGCGAGCCACCAAGGGGCTGTCGTCTCTTCCATTAGGGCACCACCTTGCGAGCGGTGCTGTCCACCGTGGCACTCACCCGACTGAAGTCAGCTGTCGTGGCCGCCTTTGCTCGCTCCGCCAGGATCGGCAGCGCACGCGCATACCGCGCCCGGCGGTCGGCGGCGCCGGTCTGTCCGTTGTTGATCCGCTGGGTGATCTCATCGAACCTGCCGGCGTCGGCCAGTTTGTTGAGGTTGTTCGCATCCCAGTACGCAGCAGCCGCCAGGGCGCCCCACTGCGGAACTTCCAGAAGCTCAGGGCTAGCTTCGAAGTCTGGAACCGCCTTGACGCCCTTGGCGCGCAGCGTGTCGCGCATGCCAGCGTGGTTCGCCTTGCCCGTGTTCTGGATCGGCCCACGGCCGCGGTGCTTCCAGCCATCGCCGCTCGACTCGGGCCCGTTGCCCATCCGGTTGGCGTAGGCGTTATTGGCGATCGCCTGCGGCTTCCGTTCCAGCGCGCGCGCGAGCTGGTTGGGCACGCGGGGGCGGGCATTCGGGTTCACCGCGTAACGGGTAGGCCAGGTATCAGCCAGACCCTGCGCGCCGTAGTTCAGGTTCTCCACCAATTTCTTCAGGCTGGCCGACTCATGCCCGACTTGGGCGAGGAAGGCCGCCAACCGCTTCGGCGTGCTGATCACATACAGGGCGCAGGCATCAGAGAGCGGCTTGGCCCAAAGCTGCGCGGTCGCGGCGCTGCAGCCGACCGCCTGCTGGATTGTCGAGGCGGTCAGGAGCATATGGATTCCGGAAATGAAAAAGCCCCCGGAGAGATCCGGATGCTTCTATGTCACAGTGCCTGAAATATTAGGCTAGAGGTGTGCACCTGTCAAGCGATTGCCGGTCCTTCAGGGTCTTCCGGATTGCTTGCTTTGCGCATGAGAATTTTGGCGACCATGGCTCGTTGCTCATCATTAAGGGGCGCTCCTCCGAATGCGCGCGAAAGAGCACCGTCGGCGTAGGTTGCCACGCCCTCTCCGCCGCCGTAGTAGGCCGGCATCGTCAATGGGTGCGTGAGAGGTCGGCTACGCTCCTTCTCCAGGCGCCCGACCCTGACAGAGGTAGAGCGAACGGTATCCAATATCTCTTCCAGAACATCAGTATCACTACGCGGCGCGTCCGGTACGGGGGCTGGCGTCGCCTCAAGGATTCGCGCGAATTCACGTTCGAATTGCGGCCAGTAGGTCATGAATGCCTGCTCGAGCGTCTTCGCGTCTAGTCCGCTTGCGCCCAATGCTCCATTCAGCGTGCCCACTAGCGCGCGCATCCCTTCCATGTTTGGTTGCGTGTGATTGAACTGAGCCAAGGGATCTCGTACATCACTTGGTTCCAGGTCGATCAGCAGGGTGCACACTCGAGAACTCGAAAGGCCCTTTGCGAGCGCTCCTGCCTCAAAGAGGATCCAAGGCTGATTCTTATTATGCTGAGTCAGACATATGACGCCGATAGCAGCCTCTCCGCTGATCTCTCCGAACCAGAGTGAGCCGCGATCAATGTCCCTTGTAGAAACCCACGGTTTGGCGGCTTGGATCACGCAAGCGATCCAATCCCGCAGATAGTTCGCGACTGCTTGACTACGCTCCCCTGACCAGCTCACGAATACTTTCATCCATGTTCCCCTGCTCCGATAGAAGTTCGAATATTGCTTAAGAAAATGATGGCCGGCAAGGATCATGCTGCCAGACACTGCCCCTCGAGACGCCCTCGAACGCGTTGAAAGCCTAGCTCTACTAGGCTGAGGTACTGCCGGTTGGACACCGCTCGATGGCCGCAATTGGACATCAGCATGATCGCCGTCTCGAACCGCTCCACCTTCTTACGCCCCTGGCCGCAGTAGTACGCGCGCAGGGAGCATGCCATCGCCACGTTATCCCGGCTGATGCAGGCCAAGATGTCCTCGATCATCTGCGCCCGGCTGTCCGACTCCAGCGGCTTGTACCCCTGCGCCCTGCCCGGCATATCGCCCTTGTGCTCGATCAGCACCTGCAGCACGTTCTTCGAATGGTGGCCCAGGTAGTCCACATCCCGGTGCAGCGCGAACTCCCTGCCCCAGTGCTCCAGCTCCGCCCGCACGTATGCCCCGAACGTATCAACCTGCATTGCCCTGCTCCCCTTGTTGCTGGGCTGCTGCCGGCAGCTCGCCCGTGATCCGCATCACCACCTGCCCGCCCGGCCGGCGCTCGTCCTTCACGTCCGGGTGGCTCTTGAACCGCCTGTCGTCGATGCCCAGCACCTGGGCGATGCCATCCCGGTACGCCTTGCAGCGGCCGATCATGTTGTCGTCGTCCGGCAGCTTCTTCCCCGGCGCCTGGTAGCAGTCGATCCACAGGTGCAGGCGGCCCGGCGGCAACTCCAGGCCTTTCCACCCTGCCTCGTGGGCCAGCACCACCGCCGTCTGTCGCGCCAGCTTCGTGGCTGCCGCTTTGACCCGGTAGTGAACGCGGGCGTTCGGCGACAGATCCTTGCTCGGCCAGGGCAGCACCAGCTCCAGCGCGCGCTCAGTCATTGGCAGCTCCCGGCCGGGCGGCCAGCAGCGCCTTGTATCGATGGGCCCAGCCGCCCTCGCTGCACATCCATGCCGCGTACATCTCCTGCGTCGCCTGCATCGGCAGCAGCACGAAGCCATTGGGCGGCATGCGGGCGGCATGCCACGCGAGAACTACCCGCGCGGCCCTTACCTCTTCCCGCAACAACTCTGCCTCATCACATGCGAACGCTTCGGCCAGCAGCTCCCGCGCATTCTTATCCAGCTCGCTCATGCGCCCACTCCCAGTGCAGCGCGCGCCTTGGCGTACTTGATGCGGAGCCTGTCCGCCGTATCCGTATCCAGCAGCGCCAACCGAGCCTCATCGCTGTTGTCGGCGATGTCGGCCAGCTTCACCTTCAGTGCCAGTGAGTTTCGGCGGATGTTCCAGTAGTAGAACGCATCACCGAAGCGCGTTCGGGTCAGGTCCAAAACTGCCTCCGCGATGATCGGGGGGAACTTCACCACCAGATGGGCATACGCCGGGCAGTCCTCCAGCACATCGTGCAGCCACGCAACCGCCTCGGCCTCGTCATCGCCCTCCACAGCCAGTGCCACCCGGGCCACGTGCTCGATGTAGGGACGGCCGGCCTTATCGACTTGGCCGGCGTGGGCGGCATGGGCTACGCGCCACGCCTCGTTGACGATCGGGCAGATGCTCATGCTGCCTGCTCCATCTGCTCCCAGTGGGTCGTCAGGCGCTCAACCACGCCCCCGGCCGCTTTGAACTCCTCCACAGTCATGGCGGGGCCAGTGAATGCCTCGGCTTTCTTCGGCTTCGGCCGGGGAACCGTGTTCGCATCCACGCGCCGTTCGCGCGGCGGGGCGGCGCGTTTAGCCTGGTGCCTGATCCGGTCCCTCTCTCGGCGCCGGCGCGTACTTTCTTCCCGCGCGAGCCTCGGCCGCTGCATGCCCTTGCCGGTCGCCTGGAATGTGGCGTGGGTGCCCATGCCGACCTTGTTGGCGAATCCGCACGTCTTCAGGTAGCGCAGTGCCTGCTGGATCGCTTCGGTCGCCAGCTCCGGATCAACGCCTTGGGTGCGCAGCGCGGCGTGGACATCTGCGTAGGTGTGGGCATGCTCCGGACGCGCGGTCAGCACGGTGCGCACGTGCTCGGCGATGGATTTGGTCGGATCGCTCATGCGACGCTCCTCAGTTCGTTGATGTAGGTCTGCTGGGCGATCAGGTAGTCGTCCGAGCCGTAGGCCTCATGGAAGGTCCGTGAACCGTCGAGCAGGCTCGGACCGTAAATCTCGCGCATCCGGGCGAAGCTCTTTCCTTCCATCGGCACGCGCATGTGGTGCCATTTGCACAGGGCGAAGCCGAAAGCATGGCCGCGGCGGATGTTCCCGCTCTTCGCGTGGTTGTAGTCGCAGCCGTAGACCACCTGCCACGGCGCCAGCAGCCTCTGCGTCGTCAGCGCCAGGCAAGCCATGCACGGCCCGACCTTGGCCAGCTCTATCCGGGCGGCATCTTCCTTGGTCGCCCGTGGTGCGTTCAAACCCCGCACTTCGCCGCCCCAACCTTTTCGTGGTTACCTATTGCCATCCGACCTAGGCACGCAAGAGAGCGCCGATGACTCCAATTCCATTTCACTGCTTGGGCATAGCCGCAGCCAGTCCGCCTTCCCTTACTGAGTTGTCTGCTGTAATTCAGGCGATATCTAGCGTCATCAGCGTCGGTGTTGCATTCGCAGCGCTCGCGGTGGCCGTCATTGTTCCGCTGCTGGCTCATCGGGCTGAGCGAGCCAGACTCATCGGAGCAGCCAACACTGAGCGGATGCGGGCCGATGTTTACGAGGCTCAGCTCCAACGTCAGCGGTTGCTCAAGGCTCAGGGGCTTGCGTGGCGCGTCATCACAGAGGCGGATAGCCGATGGCGATGGGCAGAAACTCGGCCAGACCTGGCGCAAGCTCTTGCGCGCGGAAGGCAGGCACTCTTCAATCTGGCAATTCAGCATCCCGCCTTCACCCCAGAGCTCTTGGAACTCGCTCGTGAGATTGAACACATGGGTGAGGTTGGCCCGCAATTCCATCGCCTTCTCCTGGCAGTTCGCCAAGGCCGACTTGATCTCCAAGACTGGGCACCGCTCGCTGACGATCCGCAGCGCGAATCTGAGGCGGCCGAGGTCTACCGACGCGTCCTCAGGGACATCGAGGAAGCAGCCGAACAGACTTACCGAGCTTGCGAACTGTTGATATCCCAGCCCCTCAAGTAAAGGCGAATGGCTAGCGAGACGATTCATCCCAGCTGCTCCGGAACCGGACCGGCATATTGCGTGATTGGAACTTGGCGCATGCCCACCCGCCATACAGTGGTGCCACGAGCCGCGTACAGCACCAGCGGCTTGATGCCGTAGCCATAGGCCAGATACCAACCCGCCTCTGCCACGGGCACGGAAACCGGGCGGACCTCCAGGGAGACGCGGCTCTCGTTCATACCGCTGCACCTTGCGTCGGCCTGAACAGCCCAGCGATCTCGGCCAAGCGCTTGAGGGTTCGCTCATTCGTTTCGGGGCTGGCCTCCACTCGACCAGCCAGAAGAGCCAGCGGGTTGAAGGCGAGTATCGTGATAGGCAGTGCGAGGTGTTCGGCAACCTTCTCGTGCGCCAGCTGGCCTGCGGCGACTGCCCGCTGGAGGACCGCATCACGGCCGGAGGCATCGAAGCCAATCGATGCGTGGTGCACGGCCATCTGTCCTGCAGCGCGCGCGTCCTTTGTAAGCCGGGTGTACACCTCCAGGAACGCCTGGCGCGCAGCGATCTTGTCGCCGGCCTCGATCAGCGGTAGCGCCGCGGTCCAGCTGTCGCGCGTCTGCTCGGTCCAGACCACCGTTGCGGCCTCATCAGCGGCGCGAATGGCGTTCGCCCAGGCTTCGTTCGGCGCCGGGTGGCCGTCGTCGATTCGCTCGAGGATCGCCGCCAGCGACAGGCGCCCCTTCAGCTCCCGGCGGCACGCGGCCAATGCCTTCTCCAGCGCCGGCAGCGGATAGCCGGCCAGGTCGTTGACGATGAAGGCCGCGGCAGTCGGGCGCATCTGGTCGCCGATGACCTCGGCCGTGGCCACCAGCAGCTCCACCAGCCTGTCTTGCTCGTGATCAGCCAGCATTGCGTGCCCTCCCCTGCGCCAGGATGGCCTTGGCCTCTTCCGCCGCGCTCAGGTTCGACTGGGTCTGGTCCGCCTGCTGCGCGCTGGTGGCGGTCATCTGCCGGCCGGTCGCCCACTGGGTGCGGTAGGCCTCACAGCGCGCGAGCAGCAGGCCGAGGTCGTGCATGCCCTGGACCACCATCCGCTCGTTGACCCGCAGAAACCAGCCTGCGACCTGCGGTGCCTCCACCACGCCGAGCCGCTTCACCAGCTGCTTCACGTTGGCGTTGACCTTGGCGTTGCGCACCGGCATTGCGCCGTGACGTTCGCGGTAAGCCATGGCGTAGGCCGTCCAGGCCGCCCGGCATGCCGCCTGCAGCTCGGTCTCCGATTCGACCACCGCCGGCGCGTCCGGCAGGACCGCCGGAAATGACGGTTCATCTGATGGTTCAATGATGGTTATATGACGGTTAGGCGGCACGGGGCGCACCTCCAGACCTGCGCCCCGTGCCGGACCTCCTGCAGCGGGCGCACCCCCTACTGCATCGGGCGCACGCCCTGCATCTGATGCACCCCCTGCATCTGATGCACCCCCTGCGCCCGGTGCAGTACCCGGCTTCGCAGCCTTCCGCTTTGCCTTGGTGCCCACCGCCGACGCATCGAACTTGGCCGGCGTCACCGAATACACGTTGCTGCTGTTGAATCGACGCTCACGGCTCAGCAGGCCCACAGCCTCCAGATGGTCCATCGCCGTACGCACGGCGCGCTCGGACATACAGCAGCGCTTGGCGATGGTGCCGATGGCCGGCCAGCAGACCCCGTCGTCGTTCGCCTGGTCGGCCAGCGAGATGAGCACTGCTTTCTGGGTGACGCTCAGCTGCTGGAGCGGCCAGCACTGGGACATGATGATCGTGGACATTGCTTAGACCGCCAGGGTGAAGTTGTCGCCCTGGGCCACTGGCCACCAGGTGCAGACGGTGATGTTGCTGATCGGGCACACGGCCTTGGCGCCACGGAATGCGCGGCCCTCCTTGGCGAGATCAGGCAGACGCCTGGCGACCATGTGCCGGTCCATGCCGGTGACGCGGGCCAGCTGCATGCTGGTCATGCCGGGATAGCGCTGTACGGCCGCGGCGGTGAGGTCCTTCTGCGCGGCATACATGCCGCTCCGGACAAGGCGCGCAGCAGCCTCGTGGCTACCGCTGGAATCGGTGGACCGGGCAAGCTGGCTCATACGCCCACTCCGTGCTGACCAACAACGCTGCGGAACCGGGCGAGCAAGAAAGTCACGGCCTCCATCTGCGCGCTGCCTGCCGAGCTGATCAATTTCATCTCGTTTTCGGTAATCAGGCCGTCCGCCAGCGCCTCCTGGCATGCCCGCGAGAAAGCTCCGTGCTTCGCGCCGTTCTCCAGCACAGCATTCAGGACACTGCCGGTGCTCTCTGCTTCGATCTGCTGCAGCGTGTACCCGTGCTGCGCCGCCAGGGCGTGCAGAATGCTGTCGTCACCGGTAACGCCCATGACCTCGCTGGCTTCAGCTAACGTCAGGTGGTGCGTGGTGTTGTTCGGGTTGACCTTGTTCCGGAGCACCGCGGCCGACATGCCGATGCGCAGGGCAAGCGTTTCGCTACCGCCCGGATAGGCGTGGACGGTCTTGTAGGCGGCATCTGCGATGTTCATTGGGCGGTCTCGTGAACGTGGATTCGGGCACTACTGGGACGCAACATGTGCGTTATGGACATCAACAACTCATGGACGAAAGGTGCCGCCCCCCTTGCGCTACGCTGCAGGCACCACACGAACAGCCCGCAAGGAGGGCGACATGACGCTGCGAAAGAAGTACTTGGTGATCTTGGATCTGGCGCACCCCAACCCGGAGCAGGCCAAGGCACTGAAAACGGATCTGGAGACGTACTCGCTCAAGCCGCCGATGCTGGTGTTTGCCGCGTCGAATCGGCTCGGGTACTTCATCGAGACGACCCGCGAGATGCGCGAGATGACGTTCGACGGGAATCTGCTGAGTGGCGATTCGCATCTGCTGGTACAGCTTGGGCTCTACAGCGCAGTGGACGGATTCGCACTGCGCGAGCTGCACGCCTGGCTGTAACGGCGGCGGGGCCGAATGCTGCCCAATTGCGGTCCTGTACAACGTGGAACGGCCAACCAATTAGCCAGCCTGCGATGCCCAACGGCAGCAGCATCCACTCCAGCGCGCGCATTTCAGGCCACCTCCAGGGTGACGATGCGATTGGCGTCCGGATCCTTCGGGCGGCGCTGCTGGGCCGGTTGTTCCTCATGGCCCAGCAGCTTCATCACCTGCGGCAGCGCCGGAATGATGTCCGTCTCGCCCCACCCTTCCACCTGCTCCGCAGGCAGACCCAGCACCTTCGCCAAGTGCGCGTCCGTCCGGAAACCGAACTTCTGCCGCAGCGCGCGCTTGCTCATGCGGCTGTTGACCAGCTCCCGGATTTGAGCGACGGGCGGCGCGGACATGGTGGCGCCATTGGCGACGCGCTCGGAATGCAGCTTGAGCAACGCGAAGGCCGCCGCAGCGCGCGGTGACTGAGATCGGCCACTGGCCAGATCGCCGATCGTTGACGCTGCACAACCCACCGCTTCGCCGATCAGGGCATACGTCATGCCTTTGATCTGCAGCTCGGAAATCACTTCAGCCCAGGATTTGTCCATGTCGAGCAGCCTACGGTATTCCGTAACGCCTAGTCAACGGCATTCCGTTACGGAGTTCCGTTCAAATATGAACATGGATACGATTGGCTCCCGCATACGCGCCGAACGAGAGGCGCAAGAGATCTCACGCAACGAGCTGGCGAAAGCCGCCGGCATTGCGGCGACCACCTTGTCCAACCTGGAACTGGGGCTTTCCAAGTCCAGCACCGCGCTGCACAAGATTGCGCGCCGCCTCGGCGTGCACGTGGATTGGCTTGAGACCGGCAAAGGCAAGAAGCGAGTCACGGCAGGCGCTGTCGCATCCGTCGCGGAGATTGAGACACGGCCGGGCTATGTTCGCTTCGACGTTTTCGAAGGGGGTGCCGGCATGGGTATTGGTGTGGTCAACGATGACTACCCTGAGGTGGTCCAGACCATCGAGGTTGCGGAGTGGGAGGTCCGGCGCAAGCTGGGCTATCTGCCCCGCCCTGGCCGCATCCAGCTAATCACCGGACGCGGCCCTTCAATGCGTCCGAAGCTCGAAGATGGCGACATCATCTGGATTGATACCAGCGTCGACTACTTCGACGGCGACGACTACTACCTGATCAACGTCGGTGGCGAAACGCAAATCAAGATGCTGCAGAAGCGCGGCGATGGCTTGTGGGTGGTCAGTGTCAACACCGATTTTCCCGCATACCGGCCGGACGCCGACGAGGTGACAATTCTCGGGAAGGCGTTGATCCACGCCGGTCTGAGGAAGTTCTGAAGGCACCGTCAGTAGATAAGAAAAGCCCCGCTTTCACGGGGCTTCATCTTCTACACAATGCCCGAGCTCTCCAAGTCTGTGTCGACGAGGATCGTTAGTGAACCCTTAGGGATTTTGAACCGCTACGTTACTGCTGTTCGTGACTTCAACGGCCTTGACCGGGGCGCCTTCCTTTTCGCCCCGACGGTCAAACGTAAGTACTTTCCCGAACACGAGCTGCATCCAAGTCGGGTACGTGTAGGCAGTTCCTTTGTTGTGATCGACGATCGCGCCAACAGCGCCACCGAGCAGGATATTTCCCCACATGCCGCCGTTAGCGCGCGAGACAGCACGAGCAGACGCATCGGGTTGACCCGGCGAGGTGCAAGTGATGTCCAAATCCTTGGCCGAACGGCGAACGTTTACAGTGTCGCCAGAGCGCACATTGAACTTCCCCTTGTCGTTGGTAACAGTGCAATCAGCTCCATTAACCACCTCGCCGCCAGACGTTACGGTATCGACACGCACGGGATGCGTCGATTCGTTCAACACTGAGGCACAGCCAGGCACCAGCAGTACAACGGCAACGGCCGTCAGAAACTTTTTCATCCTTGTCCCCTGTAGATTTGCGGCGCCCTTCGTGGCAGCCGGCCATCTCCGTGATGGCCGCGTGATGATGCCATCGATCGGGCTTGCGCGCTATCTAGCAGCGGCCTGCATGCGGCGCCCTCCAGCCCCTTCCCGTGGCCAATGCCGGGCCCGCTAGCGGGGCCCGTCACCCTCACGTGCTTGACGCACAGCATCGCGAATAGTCCCGAGCGTCGGCTCGATCCGCTCCCTCTCATCGACATAGGGTGCAGGCGGGCGCTGCTCGTAGGGCGGCACGACCGCCACGGTCGTTGGGGCCGCAAGATCGTTGGCGCGCCTGAGTTCCGCAAGGATCTGCCGTAGCAGCGGCTTCGTGCCGAAGATCGCGAACGGCACGAGGATCCACAAAATCGTCAGCACCACCAAAAAGAAGAACGCAGCGAGCGCGACGAACACGCTGGCACCGCCAAGTAAAGAATCCATGTGGGTCATCCCTCCATTGGTGCTGGCCGGTCCAGCTTAACCCGTTCAAACATTCCCACAATTACGTTACGGAATACCGTTGACACACGCCTACGGTATTCCGTAGTCTAGCGCTGTCGCCGAAGACGCCCCATCCCGGGGGCGGGCGCAGGAGACCCAACCATGCCGACGCATGAGCGCCCCATCCGGGCAATGACCGCCGCAATGCGCTGCATCAGCGCCTTCGCCGCCGGCTTCACCGCTGCCTTCGTCAGCAGCTTCGACAAGGGGCGCTGAGTCATGGCCTCTTTCGCTCTCGCTCCCCAGGGCACCGTCCGCCTCACCGTTGAGGCCCGGCCGCGCGCCGGCGCCGTCTGCATCAGGTTCGAAGAAGCCTTCCTCCACGCCAGCCCGGAAGAAGCCGCAGTGCTGATGCTCGACCTCGAGCGCGCCCTCATGCAGCTCAAGCTGGCCGGCTCCACTGCCCCGCAATACACCACCGCGCTCTCCCAGCAGGTGGCGGCATGAGCGCCCCTTGCGATGTGCTGGCGGTAATGGCCCACGCCACTGCGACCTTCAAGGACCTCAACAAGAAGGCGCGCTGCCCTGAAGACTACGTTTTGGACATCGAAGACAGCGAGTCTGCAATCGTCGCCGTCGCCGAGCTGATCGAGGCCGCTAACCGAGCTGCAATCGCGAGCGTGCGCGGGGACGACAACCGGCCAGGCACCATCCGCAACACGGACCTTGATGAACTCCGCGCTGCCCTCGCACGTGTCAAAGGCGGTGCCGCATGAGCGCCGTCATCCTCCCCTTCCGGAGGGCTCCTGACATCCGCCAACAGCGCGCGCACGGTGCCGCCGTCTGCGTGGCCATTGCTGCTGCCCGCATGGGCTACCGCGCAGCACACATCGTCCGTGCCGCCGCCCTCGCCCGCCGCGAAGTGCTCGACGGCCGCAAGAGCGCAGCGCGCGCCGTCGCCGATATGACCCGTGACCTTGCCATTGCAGCACGGCCAACGGGAGGTAATGCCGCATGAGCTTCTTCAAGACCAACGATCCGGCTGTGTTGGCAGCCTGGCATGCGGAAAAGGCGGCGAAGGCGGAACTGCAGGCGGAGATCGATGCCTTCGCGCAGCGTTTCGGCGGCGAGGGCCTGATGTACGCGGATCCGCCCGTACTCGCAGGCATCAAGTTCCGTCCCGCCATGCCCCGCGACCTGTGGCGAGCTCCCGACAACAACGGCCTGCAGGTTCCGCGTAGCAGCCCGCTTAAGGGTGCCACGGCTGAAACCAAGGCCGCCATCAAGGCTCTGCAGGCTGAGTGGACCGAGCACCTTCCCGCTCGAAAGATCGACACGGACGGCGTCTACCGCGCCTTGGGTTTCAACAACAACCTGGACTTCTTCCTGGAGGGTCTGTCGCTGTTCCTGCACGACGGATTCCTCTACGCCAGCACCCGCAAGGCGATGCCCGCGATGACCGAGATCCTCGGCAGCGAGTACGACGCGGCCTATACGGCGTTCCGCTCATGACCGAGCACGACTTCATCGCCGCCATGCAGACCGGCCTGCCGCCCCTGCCCTCCCCGGCTCCGCTGGCGCCTGCCCTGCTGCTCAAGGACAACTCCGATATCGCCATCCACCACTCGGACGCCATCGGCACCGAACAGGACCAGCCGTGAACCACCTCACCGTGCCCGCCTACTGCGCTTTTGCCGCCTGCTTCTGCCTGGCGCTGCTGGTGCGCGCCATCCAGACCGGCGCCCACACCTTCACCGTCGTCTTCCTCATCGCCGTCATGTACTTCTCATGGCGCGCCGTGGCCGAGACCCGAAAGAACTGGCCGGCCTTCAAGGCAGAGATGCACCGCCGCCGCGATGCACGCCGCCGCGCCGCGCAGCAAAAGCGCTACCCCTACACCGATACGCACTGAATCCGCCCGCTCGGCCATGCCGAGCCCCGCGCCGGCCGGGTTCCACGCGCCGGCAATCCCTTTCAGGAGCCGCCATGTTCTTCCGCAACCTCGTCATGTTCCGCTTCCCCGTCGGCCTCGACTTCTCCCAGGTCGCCGAGCAGCTGCGGGCCGCCACCCTGAAGCCGGTCGGCCCGCTGGAGATGTCCTCCCGTGGCTTCATCTCGCCGTTCGGCCGCGAGGAAACCGAGCAGCTGCACCACGCCATCGGCGATTGGCTGTGGCTGACCGTCGGCGCCCAGGACAAGATCCTGCCGGCCTCAGCCGTCGCCGAAGCCCTTGAGCAGAAGCTGGCCGAGATCGAGCGCAACGAAGGTCGCCGCCCCGGTGGCCGTGAGCGCAAGCGAATGAAGGACGACCTGATCCACGAGCTGCTGCCCAAGGCGCTCGTCAAGTCGTCTCGCTGCGATGTCTTCCTCGACCTGGCACGCGGCGTCGCCTTCGTGGACACCAGCAGCCGCAAGCTGGGCGAGTACCTGATGTCGGACATTCGTGGCCTGCTCGGCAGCTTCCCGGCCATGCCGCTGAATGCCGAGGTCGCGCCGCGATCGGTGCTGACCGGCTGGATTGCGGGCGAAGCGCTGCCGGCCGGGCTGTCGCTGGGCGAGCAGTGCCAGCTCGAGGACCCCCTCGCCGGAGGCGCCATTGCCAAGCTCGACCGGCAGGAATTGGTCAGCGACGAGATCAATAAGCACCTCGATGCAGGCAAGCAGGTGACCCGCCTCGGCTTGGTGGTCGAGGACAACATCTCGCTGGTGCTGGGCGACGACCTGGTCGTGCGCAAGCTGCGCTTTCTCGATGGTGCCTTGGACAAGCTGGAAGAAAGCGACGACGACGGCCGGCGTGCGGAGTTGGATGCCCGCTTTGCCCTGCAGATCGGAGAGCTGGGCCTGCTGTTTGACCGCCTCTCCGATGCCTTCCGCATCAGCAGTGCGGACTGAGGCCCGACGATGAACGCACAGATCGACAGTACCGACCCGTGGCGCGGCCTCTACTTGGCTGAGCGGCTTTCCCCGCGTTGCGACTATGGGCAGCTGATCCACCCGGATCTGCCGACTTGGCCAGATGATAGGGAAGAAGCGCTGGACAAGCTGGTGCTCGCGCAGGGCTTTGACTTTGTGACCGTCGCCGGAGATTTCACCGATGAGGCGCTGGAAGACGGAGATGAGCTGTATTGGAAGGAGATGCGCGCCTGGAATCCGGAAGCTCCGGAGGGCGACTGGCGACTGGCATGGATGGGCGACACCGAAGACGGACCTTACGCGTGGTTTGTGCGGCCGATGGCGTTGCGCCCGGAGGTCCTGGACTTCCAAGCCGGCGTAGCGGATTGGGCGCGGAAGTGCTTCGAGCGCCCGCTCTATCGCAACATGACCGAGCGCGGCGACCGCCTGCTCGAGGAGGTTCTGGAGCTGCTGCAGTCGAAGGGCTATGACAGCGCGCGCGTGCGCACGCTGGTGGACTACGTCTATGGCCGGCCGGTAGGTGAACCCGCTCAGGAAGTCGGCGGCGTCATGGTCACGTTGGCCGCCTACTGCAGCGTGGCCGGCCTGAGCATGATGGCCGATGGCCAGGCCGAACTGGACCGCATCAACCAGCCTGACGTGATGGCACGGATCAGGGCGAAGCAGGAAGCCAAGAATGCGCTGCACTTCGACAAGCCGTTGCCCGCCGGAGCCGGCGCTGCTGCTGAGGAGTGGCCGCTTGAGGGCGACCTGGTTCGCTACGGTGATGGTTCAAGCGCGCTCGCCATCCGGCTTGGCCCGCACGCTGGAGGCTGGCATGGATATCAGTGCTGCGGTGGCTACATCTTCTTCACCAAGGCGTACAAACCCACCCGCGCCGACATGGCCACGTGGCTGGATTGCGCGAAGTACCGCGACGAGCGCACGAAGATCGCTGACAACCGCGTTGCTCACGAGATATACCTGATCGACAACAAGGCGGTGGGCAATGGCTGAGGTCGTCACATCGCCCGCTCTGCCTGCCGACCAGCTGGAGATTCTCCGGCATGCACTCGGCGTCGGGCACGGCGGATGGGAGCCGAGTCACCGCAACCACTTTGCGACGGGCCACGGCAGTGGCGATCACAACCTCTGCATGGCACTGGTTGATCGCGGCCTGATGGTACGGCATCAGGGCAACGCCCTCTCTGGTGGCGATGACGTGTTCTGCGCCACACGGGCCGGCCGCAGGGCCGCCGTGGCATTGCCGCCCAAGACGACACCTGGGCAGCGCCGATATGCCGCTTATCTTCGGGAAGACAGCGACACCTCCTTCGGTGATTGGCTGCGCCGTGAATCCCGCCTGCGCTCTCTGGGCCTGACGCGTCATGGCTAATCCATTGCGGAACGTCATGAGCGCCACCCCGTCAGGCAGGCAGTACAGCTGCCTCCTGTCCTGCGGGCACACCGTCACCTGCCCCGCCGTCCCCGTCCGTGGCTCCCGCTTTTCTCAGCGCGCGCCGCTCACCGCTACCTGCAACCAGTGCCCGAAGGAATCTACCCATGGCTGATGGCTCTCGCTCGTTCAACTTCCCGCTGCCGCAGCGTTCGCGCCTGCGCCCCGGTGAGATTGTGGTCGATCTGTTCGCCGGCGGCGGCGGCGCCAGCGAGGCGCTGAAGCAGGCGTTGGGCCAAGACCCCGCGCTCGCCTACAACCACGACGAACTGGCGATCGGCATGCACGCGGCGAACCACCCGCTCACTAGCCACCACCGCGAGGACATCTGGCACGCCGATCCGCGCGTGGACGTGGCCGGCCGTGCAGTGGGCTGGTTCCATGCCTCCCCTGACTGCACGCATTTCAGCCAGGCCAAGGGCGGCCAGCCGCGCAGCCGAAAGACGCGCGCCCTGTCGTGGGTGGTATTGAAGTGGATCGGCATGCTGTTGCGCGCCGACCTAGTCAACGCTACCAACACCGCCCCGCGCATCTTCTCGATGGAGAACGTGTGGCAGATCCTGACGTGGGGCCCGCTGATCGCCAAGCGCTGCAAGGCGACGGGTCGCGTGCTGAAGATGGACGGCACCGTTGCAGCGCGCGGCGAGCGCGTGCCGGTCGAGCATCAGCAGCTGGTCCCCGATAAGAGCCGCACCGGCCGCACGTGGCGGCATTTCGTCGCCGCGTTGCGGGCGCTGGGGTACGTGGTCGAATGGCGAAAGCTGGTGGCCAGTGACTTCGGTGCTGGCACAAGCCGGGAGCGGCTGTTCCTTCTGGGGCGTCGCGACGGTGAGACGATCGTTTGGCCTGCGGCAAGCCACGGCACCGCGCCGGGCCAGAAGCCGCGCGTATCCGCTGCCGACTGCCTGGACTTCAGCATCTCCTGCCCGTCCATCTTCGGGCGCAAGCGGCCGCTGGCCGACGCCACGATGCGCCGCATCGCCAAGGGCACCATGCGTCACGTCATCCAGTCGGCGGACCCGTTCATTGTGCCGGTGACGCACCAGGGTGCCGACCGGGTCCATGGCGTGCACGAGCCGCTGCGCACCATCACCGCTGCCAACCGCGGCGAGCTGATGCTGGCCATGCCGGAACTGGCGCCCTTTATTACCGAACATGCAAACGCCAGCACCCAGCGCACCATGGATGCGGGCGACCCGCTGCGCACGATGTGCGCCGGGGTGAAAGGCGGCCACTTCTCGGTGGTCACGCCAGTTCTTGCCGGGGTCGGTGGCCGGGCGGGCCAGTCGGAACCACGCACTGGCGCCGACCCGCTGTACACCATGACGGCAAAAGCGGATACGGCGCTGGTCGCGCCCGTGCTGGTGCAGACCGGCTACGGCGAGCGCGAGGGCCAGGCTCCGCGCGCACTGGACCTGCAGCAGCCGTTGGGCACCGTGGTGGCCGGGGGCATCAAGCACGCGGTCGCAGCGCCGCACCTTGTGAAGTTCCGGGGCGAAAGCATCGGTACTTCGGTTACCGATCCGGTGCCCACGATCACCTCGGGTGCTGGGGCGGCGCGGCCTGCAGGCGCCGCGCACGCGCTGGGCATTGCCGCCGCCAGCCTGGTCACGCTGCGCAGGAACATGGTCGGCGCAGACGCGCGCGCCCCGCTTTCCACAGTCGCCGCGCAGGCCGAGCACCACTGCGTGGCTACCGCCTTCCTCGAGCAGGCCAACGGTGGCTTCTACGACGGCGGCGGGCGCGATGCGCGCATGCCGGTCAGCACTATCACCGCCACCGGCAGCCAGCAGCACCTGGTAACCGCAGACCTGGCCCAGCTGTCGCCGGAGCATCAGGAGGGCGCGCTGCGCGTTGCCGCGTTCCTGGTGAAGTACTACGGCAGCGGTATCGCGGTGGATCCGCGTGACCCGCTGGATACGGTGACTACCAAGGACCGACTGGCGCTGGTCACCGTCGTCATCAAGGGCACGCCCTACGTCATCGTGGATATCGGCCTGCGCATGCTCAAGCCACACGAGCTGTACCGCGCGCAGGGGTTCCCGCCGGGCTACATCATCGACCGCACGGCAAACGGCACACCGCTCACCACCAGCGCCGCCGTGCGCATGGTCGGCAACAGCGTCAGCCCGCCGCCGCTGCGCGCGCTTGCCGAGGCAAATCTGGACCCTGTCGCAGCGCCGATGGCGGCGGCAGCATGAATCGGCTTAGTGAAGCCTCATTCCGGCAAGGTGTCGAGCGGCCTGCTCGCCGAGGCCGGCTGCGACCTTTTCCGCGTCATCCGATGTTGCATGGTCGACGCGAGTTTCGATGGTCCTCACGTGCCTGCCATCGGAGTCGATCAGATGTACGACACCCCGCCAACGGCGCTCCAGCGCTGTCGACGAGATCACCAAACTGTATCCCTGGACCTCAATTCGCCGGGGCATGTGCTGCTCCTTTCGACCAGACGACAGCATTTTCGCTGTTCCTTTCTGCCGAGTCACCTACGAAGGGGCTCCATCTCCTTCAGAATTTCGGCCAAGCCGCTGTTGCTAGCCAGCGCGCGCGCATGCCGTGTCTCGCCGGGCTCGCCTGCCTCGAGCCACGCCGACGCGTGAGCCCGCAGGGTCACGTTCGCCGCTTCGAGCACCACGTGGTGGCGAGCGTTCCGCTGCAGCTCCGCCAGCTTCGGGCCGAACACGCCCAGGAGCGTTGCGGCCGGGTCCTTCAGCAGCTGCTCGGCGTCGCCCTCTATATGCGCGCCGTGGTGCACCTGCTTGGCCAGCGCATCCAGCAGGTCCGCGAGCTGCCGATCGATGCCAGGTGCAGGCGTGCGCAAGAGCCTGCGCCGGTGGGGCGACACATAGCGCTTGTCCAGCAGCAGCTCCTGCACCTCCGCGCTCATGCGCAGTTCGCCAGCCAAACCCTTGGCGGCGCCGTGCAGTTCCGCATGCGTCGAATTAGCGAACAGGTTCATCCGTCCCATCGTATTTGCTTCCGCTCCTTCCCTTCCAGTCGAGGTGTCCAATGACCCAGTGCCAGATCGACCACCCCGAGGGCCTGGCGCCCTGCGCCGCTGGTCACAGCGCGCGGCACATCCATGACGGCCGCAGCACAAGCGCAGGCGGTGGCCACTTCGTTGAGTGCCGGTGCACGAAGACTCCCAAGCACGCAGACCCGGACGCGGCGCTGGCCAGCTGGCGCCGGCTGAATCGTCCCGCGCGCGTCGCGCGCAAGGCTCCTGAGCCGGCCAGCAACGTTGTACAGATCCCCCTGCGCCTGGCGGCTGCGGCCGCCGGATCCGCGGCATAACATCGAGGAAGACATGAGCGAAACCACCACCACTGCCGCGCCGCCGCGCCTGCTCCGCCTGAAGGAAGTGCAGGAGCGTGTCGGCATGTCGAAGACGACGATCTACGACCGGATCAAAGCGCACACCTTCCCTGCCCCAGTCCATCTCGGGACCATGGCGGCATGGGTCGAATCTGAGGTCGATGCTTGGATCCACGACCGGATCAGCGAGCGGGATAGCAAGGCAGCGTGACACGGGGGCATGCTTGGGGGCATCTGCGCCCCCTGCACCGATGATCAACCTGTTACGTCAATGACTTACCGAAGGAAATGGGTAGAGCCCACCTCCACCATTGTAGGGACCGACAAGGTCCGCGAGAGCCCGGAAACCCCCGCAATTCAAGGGTTTCCGGGCTTTTTCGTTTATTGCTTCACTCGTCTTCCTGCAGCGAACCACGATGGATGCGCGACAGCCTCCAGCCCGCATGGGAGCGGAAATACCCGGTGTCGCCGGTCAGGGCATAACGGAATGCCGCCCAGGCCGACACTAACGGAGACGCGCGCCATCGGCGGGCTTTTTCATACGCATAACGGACAGCACGCATCAGGCAATCGATCTCCTGACGGCATCACGCCGCACGCGTAGCTTCTTCCATACCAGGGTGGCCGCCTGCAGCACGACCAGCGTCGAGGCAAAGGCTGCGGCGATGCCGAGCAGCGCAATCATGAGCTCCATGAGTGAGTCCTGTGTGTGGGGGGTTCACGCCTACGCAGGCTTTCACCTCCGTGCAGAGTCCCCCTGCCGACCCTTCGCGCACCGTCAATTTGTCGACGCGACGGTTAAACCCGCGTGATTCTGACGCATTTGACACACCGGGAAGTTCAGGGTGGGAGGCCGGTCACAGAACAGCCTGAACGCACATCCTGAAGCGTTAATATTAACCGTTCATCGGAGTACTGACAGCGGACCGGCCTCATGCAAATCTATGCGCCCCCCACGCCAGACCCGTGACGCTGGCGACTCGATCCTGAAGGACGCTGCATGAGAGACCTGCGACCGATACTGCTCGTAGAAGACAGCCTGCAGGACGCAGAGCTGACCATCGCCGCATTGGCACGCTGCCAGTTGCTCAATCCCGTCATCCACGTGCGCGATGGCGAAGAAGCGCTGGATTACCTGCGCAGCACCGGACGCTACGCCGGGCAACATCACGGCGGGCCGGTGGTGGTGCTGCTGGACCTGAAGCTGCCGAAGTTGAATGGCCTTGAAGTGCTTGCCGAGATCCGTGGCGATGAGGCGCTACGTCCTACCCCGGTGGTGATGCTGACCGCCTCCCGCCAGGACCGCGATCTGGTGAGAAGCTACGAGGTGGGCGTGAATGCGTTCGTGGTCAAGCCGCTCGCCTTCGATGAATTCGTATCGGCGGTGCAGGAGCTCGGCATGTTCTGGGGAATGACCAACCAGCCGCCGCCCCCGTTCGTGCCTGCCGCCTGAGGCGGGCCGCCCGCGCCGTCAGGTCTGCACCCGTCGCAGCGCCGGAGCCGAGCCACCGCTATGCTCGCTGTCCGATCCCCACAGCGATGTCCGATGTTCCACCATCTTTCTCTGGGCGTAGGCGACCTCACCCGCGCCGGCCGCTTCTACGACGCCGCCCTCGGCGCACTGGGTTATCGCCGCGTCTTCGATGGCGAGCACTCCATCGGCTATGGCCTGGTCGACAACCAGGACCTGTTGCTGCTCAACCTCACAGACGATGCCGCCCTGCCGCGTGACGGCTCCCACATCGCGTTTGCCGCGAGATCGCAGGAGGCAGTTGATGCCTTCCATCGTGACGGTGTTACCGCTGGCGGCCAGGACAATGGCGCGCCCGGGCCCCGCCCCGATTACGGCCCCCACTACTACTCGGCCTTCCTCATCGATCCCGACGGGCACCACGTGGAAGCGGTGCTCGACAGGCCCGGCATCGGCTGA